GGTGATGACCAAGAATATTACATACTTGGTGATAGTGTCCTTTCAATGGACGTTGACGAAACGACGCAAAAGGGAAACCAATATCATGTGTACGTAAAATCATTCGTTGTCGTTTTAGACGGTATCGAAGAATAAATATTATTTGTGAAATTAAAATATAGAAAGGAAAAAAATTATGGCAAAGAAAACAACCTTAAAGCCAATCGGTCTTGGTTATCGTGCCGTTGGCGCAGCTAGTGGTGATTACACTAAGTTTATGGGTGTCTTGAAGGGTCTGACTATTGCACAGGACGAGCCCGAATCTACCGAGATTGAGGCCGAGTTCTACGATGCACCGTTTGACATCTTCTACCAAGGTAATCCTGTTACCATGACATTCGAGTTGGCTAACTACGAACTCAGCGAGTTGCCCGCAATCTTTGGCGGTACCTACACCGCTGGAACTGCTGGTACTCCAGGTACTCCAGAAACTTACGAAGGTGCTGCATCTGCACACACCACCGAAAAGGAGTGGAAGCTCGACTTCGGACGTGGTTTCGGTTCGTTGGTCATCTACAAGGGTCTTACCGTTGGTACTATCAAGAAGGATGCCGATGGCGCGCTGAACTATTCAGTTACCATCACCGCCTTGGTTTACACCGACGCAAACCAAGTAGACCACATGTACAAGATTGTCGGCGACACGCCTACAGAGTAAACCGTAATCCGAAAGTAATGTTTTCGTGAACGTAGGGGTGCGTTTATTGGGGTGTCACCCAGTGGCGCATCCCTTTTGAATTTTACGAAATCCAAATATGGAAAGATGAAACAAGAAGAAATCGAAGAAAGAGTTTTACCCGAATTTCCAATAGACGTACAACGTGACATATTGGATATAATCAATGATACGCCATCCTTGGTTAAACTTGGTGATAAGGAATACCGTGTTAAGGATATGCGTTATTATTCGTTATATCGCATTTGTAGGCTTGTCATGGATATGCGAAAGGCAGATGAAACGCTTGATACCGACCAAAAGGTTATAACGGCCTTATGCACCGATTTGGATGCTATGTCGGAAATCATGGCCATTGTGCTTTGCAACCATTTGTTTACGCCCGATAAGATTAAGACTTATGATGACGTTGACGAAACGATGTCACGCAATGACAAGTTGATACAAGTGATGAAAGCAAAGGTCATGCTTAGCACATTTGACACGAACCAATGGGCGGCTATCGTGTTAGGTGCTATCAAGTCAATAGACTTGTCTGGTTTTTTTTTAATCAAAAAATCGGTGAGTACGCTTTCGGCTTCACTTCTGACAAGGAAGCGGAAATCGGAGGAGACAGCATCACTATTTATGGAAGCACAATCATTGCGGACGCCGCAGACTTCCTAAAAGTGTTCACGCAATATCGCCTTGATGATTACCTATATCGTCTTAGCATTGCGCAAATACAATTCATGGCGGTGGATAACACCCACACAAAGTACCTAAAAGGTGCGGACAAAAAAGCGTGGAACGACTTTAAGGCCGCTTATGAGGCACAACAAAAGTTGGAAAACTTTATGTCTGGCTTGGGCGTTCACGATGACCTTAAAGAAGGCGAGGAGATTGAAATCCCCGTGCGTCGTAAGGGAACTGAAAAGAAAGAAAAGAAGTAGTTTATTACGGACAATATATATACACCTATAAGAATTATGGACGATGCAGTTATTATAGCAGGTTCACTAAGTGACAAAGAGTTAAGGTCTTCTATTGACTCTTTAGTTTCATACGTTGACCAAAAGGTACAAGACATGGGAACCAGTTTTGACAACGAATTAAAAAGAATGAAACAATCGTTGAAAAATCTTGGTGACATTAAAGTTGATAGCGGTGGAACATCAAACTCTGACTTTTCACGCCGTACAAAACGTATTGACGAAGAAGCAAGAAGCGTCCGTGAAACAACATTTGCTTATGACCAACTTGCGGAGGCAACACAAAGGGCTTTGCAACCAAAAAGCGCGGAACAAAGTTTCTATGTTTTTATCCAAAACCTAAGAGAGAATGCTGCAAAATTAGCAAATGAAATAAAATCCATACCAAGCATAACTACTGATAGGCAATTAGAAGAGTATAATCGTTACGAAAACGAACTAAAAGCACTAAAATCTTTGCTTGCTGATTACAAAAAAGAGTTAAACGATGTTTATAAAAGCCCCAATGCAAGCCGATTTGAAAAGCAATCAGCATTGGCAAACATCGAAGAAACAAAACGTCTTATTAAGCAAATTGAAAATGAACAAATACTTTCCGTGCAGCGCATTTCAAGAGAAGATAACTCTGCAATGGAAGCAAAGAAACGTAGGCTTGAAGAATTAAAAAAGACTATACACGACCTTACCATTGAAGAGAAAAATCAATCAATTGGTTCTTTAGGTAAATCTGTTGCGACTACAAACACACAACAGATAGAAGCAACGACACAAGAATTAAAAAGACAAAAAGAAGAAAAAGCAAACACTATTGCAACGTTGCGTGAAGAGATTGCTGTGTTGAAGGCCGAGAGGGAATCGATGGAGCAAAACACAAGCGCACTAAAAACACAAAACAATATAATAGCAGAAAAAGAACAATTATTAAAAAGGGAATTGATGTCAGAAAAACAACTGACAGAAGAAATTAAAAAACAAGAAGAAGCATTAGAACGACGAAAAGCAAAAGACTTAAAAAAACAGCAATCAAGTTTTAAGTTTGACTTTGACAAAGCCTCGCACATGTCAGAAAACGACCTTGCACGTGCAGAGATTAAATTAAAGTCTATGATTAAGGCTATTTCTGAAATGCGTAATAGCAAATTGTTTAACGATGTTGAATTGAACAAAGCGCAAGAAAAAATAGACCGATTAAAAAAGACTATTGCCGATTTACGTTCGCAAAAACCAATGACATTAAAAGATGTGTTGGGTATGGACGAGTCAAGTCTTGATGCTATTGCAAAGAAGATGGCCGCTTTAAAGAAAGTGACCGTTGACCCACAAAACACGGCACAAGTCAAGCAATTAGGCGATGAATACCAACGTCTAAAGCGTCTGCAAGCAGAACTGATGGGTCAGAATATCCAAATGACGCATAGCAACAACTATCTTGCACAATCCTTTGGATATATCCGTAACCGACTTGTTTATGCTTTGACATTGGGCGCGATTACATCGTTCACAAAGCAAGTGTATGAAATTCGCGGTCAATACGAATTATTAGAGCGTAGCCTTGGTGTATTGGTTAACTCCTTTGAACGTGGCTCGCAAATATTCCAAGAGTTGAACCAAATGGCCATTGAAAGCCCGTTCACACTTATGGAATTAGCAGGTGCTGCCAAACAATTGACGGCATACAACTTTGCTGCAAACGAGGTAGTTGATACCACACGCCGCCTTGCGGACATTTCTGCGGCCTTGGGCGTACCGATGGAACGTCTTACGTACAACTTAGGACAGATACGTGCGCAAACCGTTCTGACGGCGCGAGATGCACGTGACTTTGCTAACGCTGGCTTACCTATCGTTGCATCTTTGGCCGAACACTTTACGGAACTTGAAGGTAAGGTTGTGACTACTGGAGATGTTTACGACCGTATGAGCAAGAAGATGGTGTCGTATTCCGATGTTATGTCCGTCTTAAACAAGATGACCGACGAGGGCGGCAAATTCTTCGAGTTCCAAGCCAAGCAAGCCGAAACGTTGCGCGTTCAAATGGCCAACCTTAACCTTGCATGGAACAATATGCTTAACGACATCGGTAAGTCAAACCAAGGCTTATTGACGTTACCGATTAGCGGATTGAAGGCATTGCTACAAAATTGGCAAACTATCGACCGCGTTCTAAAATCCATGCTTTACACATTCATTGGATGGAAAGCCTTGCAAATGGTTGCTATCCGTCAACAATGGGCGTGGGCTACTGCTACTGGTGCTACTGCAAAGCAAATGGGCTTTTTGGCTAACTCAGCAAAAGGGCTGTTTGCTTCAATGAAAGCCCTTTTCCTTAATCCTTGGACGTGGGTATTTGTTGGTATCATGGCAGTTGTTGACCTTGTGCGTCAAACAAACGCAGCAAGGGAAGCCATGCACGAACTTAATCAAGAAATCCGCGATAACGCCAACGAAGCAAGTGAAAGTATGCTGAATTACCTGAACAACAAGGGTAATCAATCTACAAGACAACTTGCACAACAAAACAAGTTGACGGCAGAGCAAGGTGAAAGAGCGTGGGAAAGCCTTAAAGGCCAAATAGAACAAAGTGCAATATCCGCTAATGGCCTTATTTCGGAATTGTTGACAATTGACGACATAAATGAACGTGTGCGTGTCGGGTTTGACTATGCTGAAAGAATACAAAAGGCGCAAGCCGCATTGCAAGACCTTAAAGACGATTCTATTGAGGTCAATACCGATGTTGGTTGGTTTGGGATGTTGGGCGAAGGATTAGTTTCCGACCTTAAAGACTATGCCGACTACATAGAAAAGTATTCAGAAATAGCACGGAACAGTCAAATGGCTGGCGATGTTGCATCTGAATGGATGCACCAAGTTGGTGTTGTTAAAGGGGCAAGACAAGAATTTCTCGAAGAACTTGACGATACTGCAGAAAGCATCAATAATTTCATTCGTGCTTACAACATAACAGACCCGCTGCAAATCAACGAGATATTAGAGCGTGTTCGTTCACAAATCAAGGCAAAGAACCCTGAAATTAAGGGCGAGGCTGCTAAGATTTTCGACATCTCGTTAGACCAAAAGATGTCTGAACTTACCAATGGTGCTGTTGACCGCAACGCAAGCCTTTGGAATATGTTTATGGAAAGATTGAAGCACAATTCAAGTTCCGCTTTCCAAGACATAAATGATGATTGGATTAAAAACAACGAGGCTTTGTCATCGGAACAACAAGCAGCAGTTGATGCAAACTTGCAATACTTTAAGGATAGTATGCCGTATGCCTACCAAGCAGTTTCTGAAATGGTGGCCGACGCAAGCAAGTTGAAAATCCACATCGGCATTGCTTTTAACGTTCAGCAACTTTCTGATTTTCAAAAAGAGGTCAAACAACGCATCGGCAGCGGTGCTGGTGTACTTGACTTTGGCGGTGGTGCTTTCTTACCTACGAACAATGACAATCTTTCATCGTGGGTTAAGACGCAACAACAAGCCATTAAGTCATTGGGCGAGGAAAATAAAAAGTATGCGCTTGATGATACACAATGGTCAAAGGAAAAGATTGCCGATAATGACCGCGAAATCCAACAACGAAAGAATTTGCTTGATTTGTTCCACCAACAATATGCTGAGGAAAAGACAATCCGTAAAGGTGCAAACCGTAAAGGTGGAAACCGTAAACCCGAGGACGTTGTAGCAGAAGCGTTAAAGCAAGAACTACAGCTCATCCGTGAGATGCAAAGCAACTATGACAAGTTGCGTAAGTCTGGCGTTTCCAATATGGATGCTATCGACATTGCATCAAAGGGCTACGAGGCAACTATCATACGTATCAATAAAGTTCTGACGAAATTCGGTATAGACAAGTTCAATGCCGCTAATTTCGCAGGAAAGGACGTGCGTAGTTTGTTGCAATCGTTAGAGGAACAACGTCAGGCATTGTTGGCAAGCGGTAAGGTGAAAACATCGTCTTTGCAAGCATTGGACGTTGAAATACAAAAACTTACCGTTGATGCAAAGACCTACGACATGAAAAAGGTCACGGACGGTTTGAATAGTGAACTTGGAAAGATAAAGGACGAGTACGAGTTGGCTATCGAATTGGACGCAAATCCCGAATTGGGAGATATGTTTGCTGATATGTTCGGCATTGACACCGATAGTTTGCCGCACACGTTCGGCGAGGCTTACGACCGCGCAGTTACTATTGCAAGGAGGAAACTCGAGGAATTAAGAAAGTCCATGAACGGGACTTTTGACATTGATGGCTTTGACCTTATGAAAACGAACCTTAAAGGTGACGAGAACGGGTTATGGAATGGCATAGACATCAAAAGCGAACCGTTGAAAGAACTTATCAAGTGGCAAGATACTTGGCGTAAGATGTTCAAGCAAAACATGGTGGAAACCGAAAAGATGCTTGACGATTACGTTAAGAAGTACGGCAATTATTCGGATAAGGTTGCCGAAATCGAAGCTGACAGACTTGAAAAGATAAAGAAACTTAACGAGGCTTATTACACTGATGCGATGCGCAATAGTCCCGAATACAAGCGCAAGCGACAAGCAATTGATGCTGCGGCTGCCAAAGAAAAGTCGCAAGCGCAATGGGACAACTTCACCAACACAAGATTGTATGTGGAATTGTTTGAAAACTTGGAACTTGCATCGACTGGCGCGTTAATGGCAATGAAAGAAAAGTTGGACGAGGTTAAGGGTTCTATGAACAATCTTAAACCCGAACAACTCAAACAAATAACGGCTCAATATATGAAACTTGAAAAGGAATTGATGTCACGTAATCCTTTCAAGGGCGCAATCAAACACGCCAAAGACTATATGAAAGCCGTTGGTAAGACGGGCAAACAAGCGCAAAAAGACTTTATTACGGCGCAACGTAACTACGATGCGCAAGAAAAGGTTGTTGCAACACTAAAGGAACAATACGAGCAAAAGAAAGCTCAAGAACCGACAAACACAAAGGCTATTGAAGCACTTGCACAACAATTAGGGTTAGAAGAAGACAAACTTGCAAAATTAAAGGAAATACTTAACGCTGCCGACCAAGAAGCGCAAAAGTATAACATGATGACTAAATTGTTCAAGGAACAAGCAAACGAAATCGCGGCCTTATTGCAAGCAATCGGACAAAACCTCCAATCGTTGGCCGACCTACGCGATAACCTACAAAGCACATTCGGCTTTGAATTTAGCGATTCTATTAACGGTGCTATTGATGGCCTTGCACGTATGGGTAATGGTATAAGTGGTTCTGTATCAAGCGCACAAAGCGGTGACGTGTTCGGCATCTTGAATGGAGTGGTTGATGTGTTCGCTGGTATCGGTGACGGCATTGCAAGTCTATTTGGCGACGGTTCTGCAAGAACAAAAAGACTAAACCGCGAGATTAATGAAAGTAGAGAAACCGTCCGACAACTTAGCATGGCTTACGATGACCTTGAAAGGGCAATCGACAAGTCGTTGGGTACTGGCGAGACAGAATCAAGGCGTTTAGCAATAGCAAACAAAGAGGCTCAACTTGCAGAATTGGAAAGACAGAAAGAACTTGAACAGTCAAAGCGTTCTAAAGACCGTGATGATGATGCTATCAAGCAATATGAAGAGTCTATACACAGCCTACGCAACGAAATCGACGACTTGAAACAAGATGTCGTCAATAATTTGTGGGGTGAAGACGTAAAATCCGCTGCAGAAGCTTTTGTAGACGCTTGGGTTCAATCTTGGCGTGCTGGTGAAACGACTCTTGATGCTATTCAAGAAAAGATGGATGAGATGATTTACAATCTCATCAAGAAAGCAATGACAAGCAAGATAGTTGAAACATTGCTTAATCCAATCTATAAAGAACTTGATAGGATGACAAAAGAGGGTAGCGAAGGAGGTGTTGCATTAACAACAAATGAACTACGCCAACTTGCACAACAGGCTGGTATAACTGCTGGCGAAATAAACACTGCACTTGGTGAATTTTACGGAAATCTTGAACAACTTGGCGTTGTTTCAAAAACAGAAGATAAAAGCAGTGAGTTATCTGCTCTACAGCAAGGCATACAAGGCGTTACAGAAGATACCGCTGGTGCTATCGAGGCCTACATGAACATCGTAGCGCAAAGGGTATTCGAGCAAAACATGTACTTGCAAGAAATCCGCGACCATCTTAACAATTTCGACCTTGATGTGCAATTGGGTACTTTGTCTCAAATGCTTTTGCAATTACAACAATCATACCAAGTGCAACAAAACATCGAGTCGATTTTGACAGGTGTGCTTAATCCAAGTGGACGCGCTATCGTCGTAGAACTTAACTCATAAAACAAGATATATGGCACAAGATTTATTCAATTACTACAAACACGCGCTTTCCAATGGTCTTTGTTCAGAATACAAAGGCCGTTGGAGGGCTTGCCATGACAACAAAGAACAGTTGGTAAAGTTGGTTATGGCACAACAAAGTTTACCACATTTCATTCACTATTGCTATAACGGCATGGGTCTTAGTAAGGAATACATACAAGAAACATTTGGCGATTATATCAACGGAAACAAGGTCATAAACGATGCGGACGGCGTGGATGGCTACACTTATTCGCTATACGTTGGATTTAAGGGCGTTTTTAAGGCCGCTGTTGACGTTCTATCCCTTATGTGGTGTACCAATACCCACGTAACGATTGAAACGTCTAAATGCACCGTTATTTACGTCGGGTGTGGTTCGCATGTTCATTTGTCACTTGACGGCTATAATTGTCCGCACATCTACTTGTTTGATGATAGCAAGGTTACAATTGATGATGCCGACGAGGATAGCAAGGTAGTGATTTACAAATATTCGGACAAGGCACAAGTTGAACTTGGTAAATATTGCCTTTGCGACGTAAAGATATTCAATAAAACTCTTAAATTATAAAGGCTATGGCAAATAAATCAAGCGGGCGTTATTACGCTAAAAATACGGAAAGCGGTACTTTCGCGGATATTACCATGTTGTTTGACGGCGTGGCTGTTTTGAAAGTCGATGGTTTCAATGCAAAGGGAAAGCCAGTGAACGTCTATACGGCGCAATGGGTGAACAACCAAGCGGAGGATTTCTTGATTACGACATTGGACGGTAGCAACAATCCTGTTGTTATCCGCGAGAACACCGATATTGAAATAACGTTTATCGTAAAGCAAAAATACGCTTCATCAACGATTAACGTATTGACACAACATGACGGATTTGTAAACTACATGACCAATTCGGACGTGTGGATAAAATCAGCTTACATGGGTAACAAGTATGTGCATTGTGTTTGCTTGAAAGAATACAAGCCCACGACGCAAAAACTTGGTAGGGGTAGCGATTCATACATGATGGGTACTATTACCTTGCATTGTCTTGACGCACCCACAACATAAGATTTCTCGGTTTAACATCTTTCTAAATTTCTTTTTGCGTAAAATTCAGATTCCAAACAAACAAAAGCGAAAAGAAAAGTGGCCACCGTCCGCGAGGATAGTGACCACTTAACATTTATGACAATTTTAACAACAAAGATTTTACTTGCCTTTGAAGAACATTCTTTGATACCAAGGCAACCCACAAACATAGTCGTAGTTTGCGATGGCAACATCACGCTCGCCCGTGATGTCTTGAATGTTCTTTTCGTTGTTGGCGATGCGCTTGGTTAGTTCGGCGATTTGCGATTGAAGGCCAGCAATAACGCGGTCTTTTTCGGCGATTTTCTCGTCCTTTTCCTTGATGGACTGCCCCAGCTGCTTGACCTCGGCCAAGTGGTTCTTTTGCATAACGTCCATCTCGGCAATGCGCTTTTCGTTAAGCTCATCACCCTCATTGTCGAGCTGCGTGAGGTGGGCAATCTGCTTTTTGTAGTTCGCATTGGATGTCTTGAAGCCGCTAATCTGCTTTTTCAATGAGGCGTTTTCCTTCATCAACTCTTGGTTGTCGCCTTTGAGGGTTTGAATGGTTTGCTCCATGTCTGTTTTTGAACTCATAATTACGTAATTTTTTTAAGTTAAATATTTGGGTTATATAACACATCTACAATAGTAGAAATTAAAAGTCTGGTTTATTGTATTCATCAAGATTTGGTGTCGCTGTATCGTGCATTTGGCTTTCCTTAATCATCTTGTTTTCTTGTTTCACGCTTGCACGTGGGAAGGAAGCAAGATTGAGTGTTTGGCCTAACACGGAATAACCGTCAACGATGTTTTGGTTTTGGATTGCATAAGGCAATATTTCGCCTTTGACTTGCACCAACATTCCATTTGCAAAATGTTCGTTGATGTATTTCTTGAAATACGGCTTAAATACGCATTTCCATGAAAGGTACTTATCCTCGACCGTTTCGCCATTTGGTTTCTTGTAGCCGCGTTTAAATTCGTCTATGAACACCAAGGCCGCATCTGGTAGGTATTTGACCGTGTTTATAAATCCTGTGACCGTAAAGTCTGCCATAATTCCTTATTTTGTTTCCTCTGCGTAAGCATAGCAAGCCGTGTCAGTAACCTTGATAGTCACAAATCCGCTATTGCTACGTTTCGACGGTTTCATTTCACAACATTGTATTATCTTTGGCGAATATTCATTTAGCGCAAAACGCTTTCGATGGATGCAAGTACGGCACGTTTTACCACCTACGACTTTTTTAACGTCTATCGGCGGCACACTTAGCATATCAAACAAATTTGGGTTATCTATTTTACTATCTTGAGCCATAATCTTTCGTTTTTGCCACTTTTTAGCCGTTTTAAGCGCATTTTACATCTTAGGTGGATACTTTATCTATCCACGCTCCAAAACCGCGCCTACGGGCTTTATTTTGTCTATTTCCATAATCGTAAGGATGCAATAGTTGGCAATGTCAAGCAAATTATCACGCATACTTTCGTTGATGTTCATTTGTTCGCCCTTAACCATCTTCTTTACCCTTTGCATCTTGTCGTTGATGCGGGCAACGGCTGGGATGAAACCAAATTCCTGTATGGTGTCGCTAAAGCTATTGCCATAGTCCGCGTTTTTCCTCTTGTACGTTTCAAGCATTTCGCAAGTCACGTTTTCAAACATTTGTACATCGTTGATATTATCTTTCATAACTACACTTGTCTATTTCGTAATAGTTGGCCTTTATCTTACCGCCGTTCACGTCCAAAGCACGGGCGAATTT